CTCCTTGAGGCCCACAAACTGCCTGAACCTCTGAATCGGTTGCGCTGAATAACGGAGCATCTTGTTTAACTGATTATTGGTCAGAAACCCCGAGTTGGTAGTCCACAACATTTCATTGGCCATCTTGTAATCACCTCCCGCCCGTTGTTATGGCGGTCCCTAAAATCAACGAAGCTGCTTATCACGCCTGGACTTGATATAGTCCTCATACGTCAATTCATCCTTCTCCTCCGGCTTTGAAACTGTCTGGCCGGGAGATCCTGAAAGGACTGCCTGCTTTTTTAGAAGAATTTTAGAGGCATCCTTCTCGATCTTGACGCTTGGGGCCATGACCCTTTTTAGGTCGGGATATATGTGCTTTTCGTATATCTCCTCCCATGCCAAAGGATCACCCGCCTGTTGATAGATTTTTTCTGCATGATCTCTATCATAAGGATCTTCTCTCAGGCGTTCATCCAGGTATTGCTTGATTAGCACCTGGTAGTTTTTAACTACCGCAATGTTCTTCTTCTCCAGCCGCTCACGCACCGTGTTCAGGTTACTTTCTATTTCGGCCTGAACACTTTTCTGCTCTGCCATCTGATCGGTCTGCTCTAAAGTTGATATCTTCTTTTCAAGCATCTCGATCTTGATCCTGGAATCCTTTAACGCCTTGTCGTAATCATCTATGGCAGGCTGCTCCTCCTGCTTTTTGTCACGAGCGTTAATATCCAAGAGAAGAATCTTTTGCTGCTCCTCAAGCTCCCTGATTCTGGAATCACGGGACTTTCGTTTATCCCGTTCCTCTCGCAACGCTTCGTAAGGAACCGTTCTGGTTTCTTTCTCATGTTCCTCCACAACAGCATCTTTCGATGCAGCATACTCGCCAATTTCGGCTGGCGGTTGGCCTGATTCCCCTTCAACGGGCGGGGTATCCGATTCCGAGCTATCGGGCTTCGGTTCCGTTTTATCGGCAGCTTCCGGCTTAGGCTCTAAAGCCTTATCATACTGCTCATAAAGGCTCATTCGATCATCCTGTTTTGGCCCCGGAGTATCGTCTTTCTTTAAGACAATCTCACTGGGCAATACAGGATCAATCTTAGGCTTATCCTTTGCTACCGTATCCTTGTTTTTTGCCATCTTGCTTCTCCTTTAACGGGTGGTTCCCGCAACTCTCCTTTGAATAATTCCCCTGTCCTTTGCTTCCTCAAACGCAATCTGTCCATCATCTTTTAAATGTCTAATCAGGTTTCCGATAACATCCCCGTATAGCTTGGCAATCTGCTGTAACTCCACAATTCTCAGCATATTATCGGCTGGCACGTTCTTTAAGTCATTCTCGGCTTTTTTTGCCAGCCGCTTGCAGGCAGAATCAAGCAGTTTCCATTGCTCCGAGTTCTCCCAATCGGTTATCTTAATTGAGTTCTCTATCCGGTCTAACAGCTTTTCATCGGACTCATTGGAGTCCACTTCGTTGTCTGTCATTAGATTGTCCCAAGTTAATATCGCCCATCTGAGGAGTCATGGCTCCCATCATGGCGGCTTTTCCATTACCTGAATTTGTGCCGGGGGTCTGTGGCGGCAATGGAGGAACCTTGATAAAGTATTTCTCGATGTCTCTTCTGCCCATCTTTTGCAGCATCGGAATCATAAACTGGGTTGTATTAAACAAAATAAATCCTTGCGGGGGCTGTAATCCCATCTGCATCAACTGAGACGTGGCCTGATTGGACATGATTCCCTTATCCATCAGGAGCATTAAGTTTCTGATCTCAAGGTCTGTTGAAACAGCCCCTGCACCCACCACCACCGATACGTCAGCCTCAAAATCATCCACGCTAATCACGGCAGGATTAACTCCATTATTCTTTCTCATCAAAGTCATGTTCGCTACACGGAATATCTTGTCATCCGTCTCAAACCTCTGAATATAGTAGGCCAGTTTATAGTAAAATTGCCGGATGAAGGTTTCCCCGACCAAGGCCAGATAAAAGTCTATCTTGGCATTGGATTCCGTAATATTGATCTGGGCAACTGTGGCCTTCTCTGCTCTCTCCATCCCCATCTTCGGAGGAGTGATGCCGGATATCTCCTGCATCATGGCCTCATCAATGGCAGCCTCCGCATAGGCACTTTGAGTCACATCGTCTATCTTTAACTGTTGAACGGCATTAATATGATCTGCCTGAACGACTCCACCCACTCTTGAGTTTGTAAGTGATACGATATCCACGTTGGCAAAGCGGTCCACAATCGAAGGCTTGTTTAACGATAGGGCGATATTGTCTTTTCTGGCATTGATCGTGGAGTTCAAGGACTCCTGAGGGCCTTCCTGAGGTTCCGGGAATCCTTCGCCCAAAAGCCTGTGCGCTACAGTCAGGCAAAGTCCATGCACATCCGGGAAAAAATCATCCCCATAGGCGGAATCCACCGGCTTTAAAAGAAACTTCTTGTCATCCAGCGTCACACAAAACTTGATCTTCCCATCCTTGCGATAGAACACTTCATTGACAATATACTTTGCGGCGATTGGTCTGGCTTCCCCTTCATAATAGCGTCCTGGGGCTGCATACTCTTTTTCTCCCGGGTTTTGCAGAGGATCTGGATTATTGGAATACCTGACCGCCCGGATCTGATTATAAGGAATGGCAGACGGCTCAAAATCATCAGTTACGCCTTCCCCGTTGAGGGCTTCCACATCTTCCTTGCTCATGTAGTTCTCAAAGATGACATATTTTCTGTCTGACTCCACCTCTGCCGTCATGTCGTGATATACCTGTTCAGACGGATATGAAACATAATCAGGCCCATCCTCAATCACGTTTCCGTCTGAATCCTCCTTATAGACCCATCTGAACTTACCGTTTCCCCATCCACATTCCACAATATCCATAAATCCCCAGATCATCTTGATGAACAGGGAGTTTTTTCGCATCATCAAGTCACGCCGGTATTCCACCATAAGCTGTAATACCTCTGCCTTGGTTTCCACATCTTCCGGCCCCCTACCTTCCACCCTAAAGGCATCCTTCTCTCGCATGAAGGAATTATAGAGAGCGGCAATCAATCTCCAGTTAGTCGCCCATATCTTCCTGAAATAAAGTTTTGATCTGTTCCTGACTTTAGAGGCCGTGTTCTCATTTTCTGAAAAGATGCCCCTGACGAGCTTCAGGTTTTTGGCAACCCGGTAATCATAGGATGATCGTAAGTCGCTGGAGTCATTCTTCCATCGGCATATTTGTGCCAAAAGCTCGTCTTTCTCAGGCTGTTTTAACTTTTCTTCGTCTCCGTATGTATTGATCTCAGGCATTTAGTACACCGCCACGTTAGAGCTTTCCATATCAAGCTCAGGCACATCCACCACTAAAGGCATCCACCGGATCGGATACTGAAAGATGTATCTCAGACAAGCGTGCATATCATGCGGCCCTTCCTTGATCTTGTCCTTCATGCCACGATCTTCCTCATTGGCATAAGTGTCCCGTTCCATCGTTTTCATGCTCTGAATAATCATCCGGTTGGCAGGAGTATCAAAGAAAAACATCTTTGGTTTTCCGGTTACTTCATTGACTTTCAGGTACTTCTTAATGCCTCTCGTTAATTCCTTATAGATATTCCTGCATAGACCTCTGGTATCACGGAATAACTGATGGTCGGAATCCGCAGATTTATCGCACACAGACCACCCTTTCCGATAGGATGCGCTTCTCTCGGCTATGTGCTGCTTGACCGTATCAATGTCATGGTTTTGGTAGTAGGAATCAATCACATAAACATTGTCGTCATGGTCGATTGCCGCCCAGAGACAGGCCGTAGGCTTTGCCATATGGGGATCTAGTCCTCTGACCACCAGCCAGTCGGAAGGTATATCAAACGGCTCTATCTTATGGACCGCATCACAATACAGGCTCCCATACACAAACCCCGACAATGACTCAAAGCTCCCCAGTAACGCCACCTTGATTTCCCTGTAATCCGATAATCCGGCCAAAATCTCCCTCAAGACCGATATCTTGACATAAGGATTTGTAACGGCGCATAGGGCAAAAGAATCCACATCGAAGTTTCTTGCCACCCCGGATATCTGTCCCTTGGTAAACAGGTCATAAGACCAGGTAATCCCCTTGGTGGGTGTCCAGCCCATCTGAATATCGAGCTTATCGGAAGTGGCAAACCGCTTTAAATTCTCATTAAAAATCTCTAATGAGCATTCCTCATCAATGGTCAGCCGGTCTAACTCCGGCCCCTGCATCTTTTCCACTTCCATCTGATTAGTCAAAAACTCTATCTGGGCAATCTTCTTCCCTGATTTAAACAGGTCCAGCCGGTTATGCTGTGATGAAAATGACTCCTCCCAGGAGCCTTTCTTTAAAAACTCCTTCGGACACCATTGCCGGTACTTTGGCAACACCGTGTTATGAAGCTGCGTGAAATCCACTCCAATGACTCTCCCTGACCTGGGCCATCGGGTCGGTAACTTCTCCTTCGGATACCACCCTTTCATGGAGTTTGGGAGTTCCCCCGTCATATTGATGTAGTCCTCGACACAATTTGTCACGGTTTTAGAACTTCGGTTTCCACCCGATACGCACCTCACGGAAGCCGTAGAAAGATGAACGTGCTTCTGGCCGATAAAACTCT